CACTATCCACTGCATACTCGAACATGATAAAAATCATGATTGATGACCTTCCCTCCTCCTTCCAGGAGTGTGCTGATCAGATATTTAAATATGTCAAGTCTACATCCGTCCCCCGACGTACGCTCACACTCTCCGAAGCTGTTCTTGGAATAGGTTCTCTACCTCCAATGGTTCTCGACACATCTCCAGGCTATCCATGGACTCACCATCCAGATGCCAGAAAAGCACAAGACTCTACCAAAGGCTTCTTTGTCAAAATAGAGAACGGTCTCGTTGTTCTTCATCCTGATCTCCAATCTGCCCTAGATAAAGATCTCGAAGATCTCCGTAACGGAATCGTTCCTGATTGGTTCTTCGCTGATAAACTCAAAGATGAACTTCGTCCTCTCGACAAAATTGCCGCTGGAAAATCTCGCGTTTTCATGGCTGCCCCCATTGCGTGCCACATTATTGGTCGAATGCTCTTTGGTTCTCTTATCGCTGCTAGCGATGAGTCTCGGATGCTCTATCCAGGACTCTCGTCTTGCGCCGTAGGCACTGTTCCTCAAGATCTCTCCACTCAAGCCCTCTTTTCCCAGCTTTATAGTGAAGAATTTGTCGTTCATGCCCATGACCAAAGAGGTTTTGACTACCATCAACATCTCAAACACGCAAAATGTGTCGGAATCTCTGTCAATAAATGGTATAATAACCCTTCTGATGACACTGCTCGCCTCACCTTCATTGTAGCTTGTTACACGTCCAAACATGTTTCAGGCCACATCGTTTACGTCCTCGACGCGAACGGAATGCCTTCAGGTGTTTTCTTTACCGCTCACTTTAACTCTTGGGTCCTCGAAACTTGCACGATTTGTGCATTACACGAACACTCTAAGAATCAAAAGAAAGCTGGTATCACCTCAAAGGTACTCGCCCCTCGTCAAATCAAGCGCGGAATCTTCGCTCTTTATTACGGTGACGACTCGTGGATTGCTATTCCTAAGAAACTTCTCACTATCTCTGGTGCAGAATTCTTTGCTCTCTACTTGTCACTTGGCCTCGAAGCCACTCACTGTGTTAAAGACTGGCCCGCCGACCAGATCGTTCCTCCCGAATCTATCACGTTCCTAAAACGTCGCATATTCAAAAATGCTGACGGGCACGTTGTTTTCGCACTTGAAATTGACCACATCTACGATATGCTGAACTACATCTATAAGAAATATCTCACTTCTGCATCATTGTACAACTCCACTGCACGTAACATGCTAACGGAAATCGCGCTTCACGGTAGGCTTGAGTTCACAAAACTCGCCACAACTATGGAGTGCGTATTCCGTGAAGTCAACATGGATCTCACGATCCCTGTTGATTTTGCAAGTTACGTCTAGGGGGCTTCGGCCCCCCATGCCCTGGTAAATGAAGGTATCCCCTGACCTTCTTTGCCGCGCCAGGTGCAAGACTTGCGGCAACAAACTCGG